CAAAATTGGCCCAAAGTTAATACTGTAAAGTAAAAAACTAACTAGAAGGAGTGGTCTTTATGGCCACTCCTTTTTTATGCAAAAGAACCTGTTGTACCTGTACCGTCATCAGCAATGTTTGTTTCGTTTAGAGTTGTGGAATTCACATTCGTGGACGATACTGACGAGTTATCATAATAGTTATTGATGATTGTAGGTGCCGCCGCTGCTCCAGCATCACGTGCTGAAGTATTATTCATGGTGCCCATTTGGATTGTAAAGCCAGTCAATTTTTCTAATTTCTTAAAGTCTATATCATCAATACCGTCCTCAATCTCCTCAAGCAAGTCAGCTATCGCTTCACCAGCGTCTTCTATATTTGCATCAAATCCATCTGAGATAGCATCGCCTAATCGTAATAGAGCTTTCGGTAACTCTTCAATTGGTTTTATACCTGCTGCTAATCGAGGACCAAGATCGGCAATTGTTTTAAGTTGGTCGATAGGACTTTCAGCACCAAACAGTTTAGAAAATCCTTCACCAATCGATCCTAGGATTGAACCGATTGCACCTCCAGCACCGAATCGGGCAAGAGCAGCACCAACAGCTACGATACCAGCTGCTGTAGATTGTAGCTCTTCGCCATCAAGATCTGCAAGTTGTTTTACTTCTCCAGCGATGGTTCTAATAAGACCACCTATTGCTTCAGCTCCTCGTTCAAAAGCACCGACTAATACATCAACCGTGCCTGCTATAAATCCTTGAACAATACCTGCTAAAGTACCAAAACTTTCCACTAAACGATCAATGAATTGACTAACGATTGGCTGCAGTTGTGCAAGCGCTGGCATTACGTGCTCGTTAATCGCTTTAGCAAACATTTGAAAAGCTAAAGCAGCTGGCATCATAGAAAGAGCTAATACAGCAATTGCTGCAGCACCAATCAATATCGCGGGAGAAGCTAAACTCAAGGCCGCTGCTGCAATAGTTAAACCTGCTAATACTGTTAATCCTACTGCGACTGCAGACCATGTAACTTTACCAAATTCTTGAAATGCAAAGGCAGCTGGAATCAATGATACACCAATTGCACCTAAAGCAAGGGCACCTTTTAGTATGCTACCCATGTTTTTACCGAGGTATTTGAATCCTCCTCCTATACCTTTAAGTAGACCACCTATTCCTGCACCTAAGCCTTTACCCATTTTACCGAGCATGCCTAACTTACCACTTGCCTTTACATCAGGGCCGCCGCTGCCGCCGCCACCACTTTCAAGAGCTTTAGCGATACGTACTAATAGTTTCCGCGATTCTTTTTTATCTTCTTGATCAGCTAAGCTATTGCCATCTTCTGTTTCAGGCAAAGATGTTATAGCTAATCCATCTTTAAGTGTATCTGATACATTATCTTCAGCACCAATAGCTGTGGGTGCATCATCACCTAGCTTTAAAGCAGAATCTGTTATTTCTACAAGTGATGCATCGATCGATCCCAAAGCGATAACCATTTCATTGAAATCTTCTGAGTGAGCTTGATTTGCGTTGATGAACTCACTGATAAATCTTTCCATTACAGATTCAAGTCCAGCCAATGTCTTTTGTTCTTTTTTATTCTTAAAGAAATTGCCAATGCCACCAAAACCTTTTTTTATCGCCGCGAAGGGTTTACCAAGAGTATCCTTTAAAGAAGCAAATGGTGCGGTTATAGCACCTTTTATATTAGAAAAGGTGCCCGTGATACTGTCTTTTAAACTAGTAAATGGAGCTTTAATTTTATCACCAAGCGCTTTCAGATTTAGGGCATTACCCATTGCAGCCAACTTGCTATCTCCTTTAGTTGGTACATTACTGATTTTACTTTCAATGTCTTGTAGTTTTTTAACTACATCGTTTAGTGATTTTTCTGCCATTTTGATTTAGGTTTTAGAATTTTGTTTTTGTATTCTTTCGTTCTCTTGCTTAATGTGCTCCATTAATAATGAAACATAAATTTGCCTCTCCCACGGTATCATATTGTCAAGTTCAGTTAAACTATATTTATGGTGTTGAGCCATAGAAAAGTTAGTTTGATAGTGATTTGCTAACGAATCATGTGACAGGCCTAAGTAAAAAAACTCTGTAATCCCTCCAATACTACTGTGTTAAGGTGACCGCACTCTGCACACTTATATTCGATAGTATGTGAAAGCTTTGGTTGGTTGGTTAAATATTCTTGAATCTCTTCGATTTGATGATGATTTAAAGACTCAATGAACTCCATCAAATCTTTTTCTGGTGTGTCTTTTGCAGGATACACATTATCTGCATCATAAACTGAATCAATGATGGTGCAAATATTTTTAACAATATCTTCATTTGCATCAACTTCTGCCATAGTGTCTAATGACAAAGGTTTAAGCACTACACCAATATCATCAGTAAGCTGAATTCGATTGCTTACCTTCTTTTCAGGGTATTTTACTTCGATGTCCATTAGGTTGACCTGTACCTCATTTTCAGCACCATCATTTTCGCACTTAAACTTAAGGTCTGCTGTTTCGCCTACGCTAACTGCTCGTAATCGCAGGAACAGAAATTCAACATCATAGCTAGTCAATTCACTGGTGTTTATTGTATTAAACGAACACGCAGAAATAATTTCTTGCATTGTCCTTACGATTTGTTTAGCGCTCTTTGACTCTTGAGCCAACATCAATAGTTTTTCTTCTTTCACCAAGAAAGGTCTGATTTGAACCTCGAGGCCACTAGAAGGTACGACTACATCGTACTTTGCTGTTTCTAATTTTGGTAATATACTCATAATCTTTTAATAATTTATTCTTTAATCCTCATAATCCTATCGCGTCTTTAATACCACCGAATGTAGAGGATATGCCACCCGCTGGTTCGAAATCTTCATAAGTAAAAGTAATAGATAACTTTTGTGTTTCTGAACTTCCGTTGTTAAGCTCTACTCCTCCCATTGTTATAGGAAAAGCGTTTTTAAGTTTTACGCCGTACACTGGCATGTTTTCAGCATTAAGTTGCTGAATTGTTATATCGCTGGTGTATACTTCGTCGTAATTCTTTAAAAATGTTTCTTGATTAATAACCAAACCCATCCACTTATCAAACATCTTCCTCATATAATAATCGTTAGTGAGGTGAAAAGTAAATTCAATGTCTTCGTTAAAATACTGTGTAGGGTGTTTAATCGTATTGCGGAAACCTAAATGAGGGTTGTCCATTGTTTGTATCTGGCGACCAGGTAAAGATGTAGAGTCACATAGCAAAGCAATATCACGAGGATCATTGATTAAAGATGATGCCTTAAAATTACCAGATAGTGCACTGATCGCGATGTTACTGACATCAATATTAAGTATTGATTGCTCAGGCGGGCGCATATAGATCAAAAATCTATTTCCACGAGCTAAACCTTGGTGTTTACCAATGGTGGCTTTAAAGTCATCGATTTTAGTTGGATTAACTGATTGTCTTAATTTTTGTATAAAGCTCATAACATTTTACGAGAGTCAGTCCATACTGCGCCCTGGCTCTTTTTCTTAAAGTTTTCGGTTGGCATAAATAAAACGGTTTCCCAATTATCAGCAGGGACTTCTATAACCTTTGATCGTATATGATCAGTCAAATAGTGTTTAAAGCAAGGCTTAAAGAATGCTAATTTAGATGCTTGTTTTAGAACCTGATAGCTTAAGCGTAAACGTGTAGTAATATCATACTTTTTGTTTGATGTATACTGCATTAGTTTGTCAAATAAGATAGCTCTGTACTTTGGTGGAAGGTAGTGTAGGTTTAAACCATAAAAGCCACCCTCTGCCTTTTCTACCATAAAGATAAGAGGAAACCTGTCGTAATAAGGTAAAGTTTTCTTATTCTTAGGATCATAGAAATACATAAACATACGACCAGGAAGTGCTCTACTTCTCGCTTTAAACGCCTCATCCTTTAAAAGATCCCGCCTATTAATGTTTTTCATTCCAGTAAGTTGATTCTTAAACCACTTCAATGATTTATCGCTGTTCTTTTCAACTCCTGCCCTAAAGGCCTGTGCTTCTACTCGGTCTATATATGATATTGCCATTAGATCTATTTATAACTATTTCAGTAACTTTATTCCTAAACCTTTTATAGTATCTTCATTCCAAATTTGAAACGTCATTCCATTTCGATTAGCAAATTCAGTGGCAGCTTCCCATTTTGAAATGTTTTTTGCATACGTCATGACTTCTCTTAAATACTTTTGAGTCTTACGAGAGCTTTGTTTAGGTGGCACCGTCTGGTTTTTAGGCTTGATTTCGATTAAGAAACATTTACCGTCTTTCATTCGAATAAATAGATCTGTAAAGTACCTATGTATTTTGCCATCTGTCTTACATCTGTAACGAACAACGACTTCTTCTGAATTCCATCCAATCACACTCGGATTACTATCAAGCCACCGCATGACTTGCCTTTCCCATAACGACCTGTACTTGATCGAGGAGACATTTCCTTCGTATTTTTTTATATTCTTTGGTTTATATCGTCCTGAGTATGCCATGATTTCTTTATAAATAACACTAAAGGTATTTATATATGATAGGAAAACTAAAAAATCTTCTAAGCGACGAAATTTCTGGAGCATTTGGATCTGTGACGAGCCAATTCTCATCCATTACAGACAGTTTAGGCTTTGGGTTTAGCAAAGCAGGTTATGACTCGAATGCAGAAGGGATTATGTATCCTCTTGAACTGAGAAGTCAAGAGGATCGTCCTTGCATTGAATTCACTGCTTTTGACACATCGTCTGGTTCTGTTGTACAAAAAACAATCTGGTTTCCGTGTCCAGCTGGTATATCAATTAGCGATTCAGCTACTTATAACAGCATTGATCTCGGAGCTCTTGGCGGTGCAGCAGGTGATATAGTAAATAGCGCAAAGCAAGGTGCTGCAGGTGGAGAAGGTATCATTGGCAGCACGGTCGGTGCAATAAAAGGCGGTGGCAAGGCGGTAGGTAGACAAATGGGCAGTGTAGGCGAAGTCGCAGCGAACGCAGGTCAAATGGCAGCTGGTACTATGGGGCAAGGCGATAAAGTAGCCTTTTTACGGAAAAAGATTATGAATCCGAATACGAATACATCATTTGATGGTAATCCTATTCGTTCATTTAGCTTCGGCTTTAAGATGATTGCACGGTCACAGGCCGAAGCAAAGGCAATGCAACGAATCTGTACACTGTTTCAAAAGTATGTGTATGCTGATTCGAATGGCAATACACAGAACCTTACACTACGCTATCCACCAGTGTGGCGTATACGCTTTTTAAATGGTCAAAAGAACGAAAACATGTACCTCCCAAAGATCTATTCATGTTATTTGACTGGTTGTAGTGCAACATATAACTCAACATCATCAACATTTCACGCAGATGGATCACCTCTTGAAGTCGATGTGGCAATTACATATCAAGAAACTCGTGCACTGACACGCCACGATATCGAAACACTTGGTGAGGATGAAAACCGAGGCATTAGCGATAGTGGTTATGCTACACAACAACTATCATCTACAACTGCAGCAAGTCAAGGCGCGGTAGATGATTCAACTAATCAGGTAACATAATAACATGTCATTCTTTAAACAATTTCCGAAAATAGATTACGATTTAGACGACCAGAACGATTTAAGGTCAATCACTGACCTCTTTCGTCACGTAGATGTTAATGAAATTAGTATAGATCCCCTTTTATCATACACCGAGTACGAAGTGAGTGAAGGCGATCGCCCCGACAACGTCTCTCAACTGCTTTATGGCAGTACAGATTACTATTGGACATTCTTTATTGTTAACGATTTTCTTAAAGATGGACTATCTGCATGGCCGAAAAGCGGTCAAGAGCTCGAAAGATACATCACACAGGAGCATGATAAGAATAGTGTCCTTACATTTGCTCCACGCGTTCAATCGATAACTCAAAATGGTACTACATACACTAGCCTAATAAACACTCTGAATGGCCTTGACATGACACATCCTTATTTACGTCTTCGTAGACAAGGGTCATTGTATTCACATACCTATGCAAGAGTATCCCATTATGACGCATCAATGTATCAATTGTTTGTTTATGGTGTAAACGATTCAGATAAATTCTTTTCGAGTGATGGTACTTATTATGTTGAAACATTTAATCCATACAGAAATGGCGAGAGTGAGTATATAACTACCGAAGCGCTGAATAATGAATGGCGAGAAAAGCTTTTTTCGTATCATGAGAAAGAAAATGTTTACGGACATGCGTTAATTACAAATCAACTGTCACTGACCGCGGGCATTTCATCTCTATCAAGAGTAGATTACTTAAAGTCATACGAAAGTATCGCTCAAGTGTCTTATATGAGTACTTTGAATACTACACGTATGAATCTTATTGGTCGGAATGCACCAAAAGAATATCTATCGGCGGACGGAAGCGAAATTATCACTGGATACGATGCACTTGTCACGGCATCTGCCTTAGATCCTTATCCTTATTTGAATACATATGCCGAAGATGAAAGAGAAAAGAACCTAAATAAGCGGATGATTAAAGTCGTGAAGAAGAGTATAATTAATGAATTTGTTGATGCATATAAGGATCTTATCCAGTCATGAGTAGCGGAGCGCATAATAAGTATACAGACGCCGCGGGAAAGCGATTTAATCCATCAGCATATAAGCTCGAATCGATTACACTTGCTAACCATAAAGGTATGAGTAAGGAGATCGAAAACATCGTGCCTACATTTAAGATCACGGAGAGTCTGTATAGTCCATCTCTGATAGCAGAGTTTAGTATAGGAGACAGTATAAACCTCTTTGAAGAGTTCCAGTTATGTGGTCAAGAGACTATTACAGTGAAACTTGGCTATCTCGAGCATGAAACAGGTATAGAAAAGAACATAAATCTTAAGTTCTATGTCATCGACTATCCAACTTACGGCAGACCGGACACGAAAGAGAACATGCAGGTCTATAAAATGAAGGGAATATCAGAACAAGCTTATATAAGTTCCCATAAAAAGATATCACGTGCCTATGAGTATAAGAAAACAAGTGATATCATACAGAATATACTCGAGAGGGACTGTAACCTAACGTCGGATGCATTTGCCATCAACGGAGAGGGAGAGGCTCTACAGAGCAAGATCAAATGGTTATGTACTTATCAGACGCCACTGCAAGCCATAGAGAGCCTTAGAGCTCGTAGTTATGATTCTTTTGGTGCTCCGTATTATCTCTATGCTTCTATCGATGGTAAGTATCATTTTAAATCACATACAGACATAGTCAGCGCTCCTTTATATAATACTTATAGGAATGCAAAGCAATTTAGTAGTGAACCACAGACAGCAGCAGATTATTTAGAGAGATCAACACGTATATTATCATGTGCAAGTAGTTTAAAGCTTGCAAAGGTAGCTCAAGCGCAGGCTGGTGCTTATGGTTCAACACAGTATACCTTAGACTATACTCAAAAGAACTTTAACTTTGTACCTTATAACTATACTACAGACTTTAATACAGAGAATACTTTAGAAGGTAAGAAGGTTTTATCAGAACAGTTTGGTATAAGTAATGGCGCGAATACTCCAGTGCAGACCAGTGATATGTTTCAATCAGCTCATGTAGATTATACTCCGCTTAATACTGGTGCTTATAAGGGTAATATCGATAATCCTACAGACGAAGGGATGTTATATAACGATCTGACACGTGTAGGACTGAATAAGTTAAATAGTTATAGGGCACTTGCAAATACTACTACTCACGATATTATACTCAATGGTGATCTTAACCTGAATCCTGGTCGGAAGATTGAATTGATCTTCCCTAAGGCTATTGATCCAGAGATAATTAAAGATGCACTTGGTAAATCAGATGCTGATGTAATAGACAAAACGTTAAGTGGTAAATACTTTATAGCAGGAGCAGAACATATATTTAATATGGGAGACTATAAAGTAAATTTAAAAGTGAAGCGAGATAGCTTTAGACAAGACCTTACAATATAATGAATTCAGGATTTAAAGAACAACCGCAGTGGTTTACAGGTGTAATCGAGGATATTAACGATCCTACCGAGATGGGTAGAGTGCGTGTTCGTTGCTTTGGTTACCATACACCAGAGAAAGACATGAAGCTAGGTGGTATACCAACAGAGGCTTTACCTTGGAGTCATGTTATGATGCCAGTGACCAGTGCCAGTATGTCGGGTATAGGTCAATCTCCCACCGGTATATTACAAGGGGCATGGGTAGTCGGGTACTTCAGAGACGGTGATGCTCGTCAGGACAGTTTCGTTATCGGGACTCTTCCGAGTAAATCAGTATCGCTTGTAGATAAGACTCAAGGATTTAATGATCCAGATGGTATGTATCCAAGGGCTCCTTATGTTGGTGTTGAGGTTGATACTCCTCGTCCAGCACGTGCACAGTTTGCTATAGCTCAACCTTATGTATCGAAAGAAGATACCAGGCAAGAAAAGATTGAAACTGCTACTCCCCCGAGAGTTACTTCTATCTCTCCAGATAAAGAGGATACCTATTATAATAGAAGTACTTGGGAGAATCGTAAGCTTGAAGAGATTATTAATCCTGCGTATCCTTCGAATCATGTACACGAGTCTGAGTCTGGTCATATACAAGAGACTGATGATACTCCGAATTATGAGCGCTTATCGAATTACCATACCTCTGGTACTTATGAAGAGGTGATAGCAAATGGTGATAAGACCGTTACAGTCGTTGGTGATGAGTATGAGGTTACCTTCAAGTCGAAGAACATGTATGTCAAAGGTAATGTTAACTTGACTGTTGATGGTAATATGAAAACTCTTGTCAAGGGTAACTATCATCTCGAAGTAGAAGGAGATAAAACAGAATATGTGAAAGGTACACGTACGAGTAAGGTTGGTCAGAACGAATTAATCGAGATCGACCAAGAGCGTAGTATTAATGTAGCAGAGAATTTCACGTCACGGATTGGCGGTAACGAGATCAGGGATGTTGTGAAAGACAGTACCACTAACATTACCGGCCATTACAATATGAACATTGTGTTAGATAGCAAGACGGTGGTTAACGGACTCATCGGTCAAACCGCTCTCGGAACCTTTACTGTAAACTCTTTTGGTAATCTGACTCTAGTATCGAACTCTACTATTAAGATCGACACGAATACAAATATTGATATAGATGCAATAACTGATTTTGATATTACGTGCGCTGCTGATGTAGATGTAAATGGTGCAACAATCAACTTAAACTAATATGGCTATTAATTGTTCTAGTAACTCGAAGCTTGATGCACTCAATGCAAAGAAGGCAGAACTCAATGCGAAGATAGGTGAATTACAATCTGCGGGTGCAGGTGCTATGGCAGATGTAAAGGCGAAGGCAGATTCTATGAAAGCTGCTTTACTCGCCGCGGTTCCCGAGCCTCCCGTATTACCTAACTTCAAAAAAGAACTTGAAGCTCTCAAAGGTAAAACCGGCGCGGCGCTGGTAAAGGCGAAGGCAGCCTTTAAAGCCAGATGGGGTGATGCTCTGCCTGATATCGATATAGATGGTCTTATGGATAAGGTCTCTGCTGCCGCGAGTGCGAATTTCGATTTCTGTAAGGATGTACCTAATATCGATGCTCCGAAAGTAAGTGCTGAAGGTAAGGTAGAAGAGGTGAAAGTCAAAGCCGCGGAACCTATCGTAGCCGCTGATATTCCAAAGAAGGTTGAGGTCGTGGTGCCTACCGTAGTAGCAAAAGAGAAATTACCGAGTGTAAGTCCTAAGGTTGTAAAACCTGTGGATAAATTAAAACAAGCACAGGTCGCGATGGGACTCGAATTGAGTAAGTATTTACAACCGAATAAACGAGCGCTGTATGACGCGAATAAGGAAGTCTTTAGAATCTTCAAGCAAGCATTGAACTCGGTTGGGCGCGATAAAGAGAGAGCAGCAAAAAAGAATATGACTCTGATCGAGTATTATAATACTGGTAAAGGAAGAAAGGTTGCTCGTATTCTTGTAAAGAAATACTGTATTGCTCTTGCAGAAGAAAACAAGTTGAAAGAATATAAAAATGCGTGCTCGTATTTAAATCGAGTCATGGGTCAAAATCCTGATGCTGACCTGAGTGAAGAGACCGAAAAACAAATTAATAGATTGAATAAAGAAATTATCACAGTACGAGCAGAAGGAGATTCTCTTCTCGGAGAAACTCTTGGTGGACATGGTGATTTAGTCGCGGGTTATTCAGAACTTATGTTTTGGCACCTTGATCTTATCTCTGAATTAAGAGACTATAAAGTTTAATATGAAATTGTGCAAAAATTCGCGCGCGAGATTTTTCAGCTTTGAAACCATGAAAGTAGTATAAATAGATTATATGAGTATTGCAAGTTCAGATTATAATAAGAAACGTTCTTCTACAGCAGCAAGAAAGAATCTGTATTCTGATTTGGATTTGAGAATGAGTATACATCCTGTAAAAAAAGATGTAATACCTTTGAATGATATACAAGCTGTGCGGAACTCTGTTAAGAATTTAATTCTTACTAATTTTGGCGAGCGGCCGTTTCAAAGTAAGCTAGGATCGAATGTGACTGCTTTACTCTTTGAGCCTGCGGACCAATTCACTGCGATTCAAATGAAGAAGGAGATCGATCGTTTGTTGAAAGATCACGAACCCAGAGTGAATGCTGTGAAGATAAAAATACTTGATGATGTAGATGCAAACGCATATCGCGTATCAATAAAATTTAATGTAATTACACAAAACACCACAACGGAAGTAGAACTCGGACTTCAAAGATTAAGATAATATGGCACAATTTAATACAACGGAATTAGACTTCGATAATATAAAAGATAATCTTAAAGATTATTTCAAACGTTCAGGCTCACCTTTCCGCGATTGGGACTTCGACGGTTCAGGGCTAAACAATCTACTCGATGTTCTTGCGTATAATACACACTATAACGCGATGAATACTCACGTTGCAATGAATGAATCTTTCCTTGATTCCGCGCAGATAAGATCTAACGTTGTTTCTCGTGCAAAACTATTAGGCTATACTCCTACGAGTAAAACCGCGTCTACCGCCGATATTACTTTAGTGCTTCGAAGGAAAGATGATTCAATAAATAGCACGTATGTAATTAACCGAGGTGATACCTTTACATCTACGATAGATGATATTACATACACGTTTATTCTTCTTCAGGATTCACAGGCATCGGTAGCAGTGAATGCATCAGGAATTGGAACATTTACATTTAGCAATTTGCTTGTATCACAAGGCGTGTTAAAATCGCGTAAATACGGCGTAGACAATTCTTTAACAACTCAGAAGTTTGTGATTGACGATCCTGACGTAGATATTAGTACGTTACTCGTGAAAGTATATGATACACCAAACGCGAGTTCATACAACATATACAATCGCTTTACAGATTTTACTTCAGGCTTGACAGGTTCATCTCTCATATATTACCTCGAAGAAAACTATGCAGGTAAATACGAAATTCATTTTGGAAATAACTCTATCGGTAAACAACCTGGAAATCAATCAGTAGTTGAACTTGATTTCTTAAGTACTCGAGGACCAGAAGCGAATGATGCTACAGCATTTGCACATAACGGAGGAGCAGATACAACAGTTGATGGTACATCGACAATTATTGTAAACTCAAAATCTGCAGGTGGATCTGAAGTTGAAGACATTGAAAGCATTAGATTTAATGCTCCTCTATCTTTCATTGCACAGAACCGAGCAGTTACATCTGACGATTATCAAACTCTTGTAAAGCAGGCGTTTGGTGCTATCGACAGTATATCAGTTTGGGGTGGCGAAACTAATAATCCTCCTCAGTTTGGAAAAGCTTTCATATCAGTAAAACCTACAGGTGCGCTTACTCTTACAAGAGAAGAAAAGAATTCAATTACAAGTGCGCTGCAAAGCAAAAGAGTACTTTCGATTGAGCCTGTCGTGGTTGATCCTGAATATACTTATCTTTTCTTTAATGTGCTTTTCAAATACAATAGTAGCTTTACATCTCTTACGCAATCTCAGATGGAAACAAAGGTACGAAATTTGCTTACAAGCTTTAACGAATCGCAACTGCAAAACTTCGACGGTGTATTTCGTTACTCTCAATTATTAAGAGAAATAGATTCGAGTGATACCGCTATTCTTAACTCGACAGTGAGAGTCTACGTTTATAAAGATTTGCTTCTTACGCAAGGATCTACTATTACACACAAGCTTGATTTTGACATGGAGTTGTTTGACGAAAATCCTTCGCAATCTATTATACAATCGAGTTCGTGGAAATATAATAATGTTGATTACTATTTTGCAGATGAAGCTGGTGAAGTTGGTCAGTCAACTAGAAACATTTACATCTATTCATTGGTAGAAAACGTAAAGACGAAGGTAGTCAATTCTGTTGGAACACTTAACGTGTTAACTGGTGAAATGAGCATAAACAATTCTACAGTTCCTCTTACACAAGCGGTTGAAACTATCCGCTTCGAAGTATCTCCAAATTCTAACGACATTGTATCTCGAAGGAATACTCTATTGCGTATAGATGTACCAAAGACTTCGGTAAGTGGAGAGATTGATAGTGCTGCAGTTTCTGGCTCGGTGAGCGATAGTTATAATACGTATTCTACACGTTCTGATGGTGGAGTAATTTCGTCAAACAGCTCAAGCGTTACAACAGATCAAGGTTCTACTTCTAGTTCGAATACTAGTAACAGCAGCACCAACACCGGATACTAATTTAATATGTCAGTTTACTATTTAAAAGGAAAAAGCAACTACGGCAATTCATCAGGTGTAACTGGCTATTACTATCCTTTATACACAAGCGCTGATGATGTCGATGGACAATATCACGAACACACCTTTGAAGGTTTAGACGATCTAGTGTTCTATATGCCGTCGGCTTTTATAAATCACGGGCTTCCTTCAGCTCCTACAATATCAGCGTATAACAACGAGACGTATTCAGAATACGCTACTTACGCAATTGACGCAACTACATCCAATATCACGTATACGAATCTTCCTACAGCATCTTTAGTAGTTTCAAGTGTTGCACAATACTCACCTAAACAAACGAGTCCTTATAGCGAAAGAGTATCAAATAAAGAATCTGCAAGTGTTGAAGATTTAATTCCTATACAATTACGTGAAACAGCTGGAACACTTACTAGTCTTTTAGAAGAATACTATACTTATTTAAATTCAAATGATCAGGTTTTAAACATAAGTAAAAGAATACTAACAGAGCACGATATTGACGAAACATCATTTGATTATTTAAATAGAATCAAGAGGGAAATCGCTACTTCTGTTCCTGATTCTCGAGCGCTTGACACTGTTTCGTTATACAAAAGAATTGTTAACTACTACTCTATTCGTGGAAGTGAAGAATCTGTTTTAGTTTTCTTCAAATTGTTTTTCGACGAAATCGTAGAAGTGTTATATCCTAAAGATTTCTTATTGAAGGCGTCTGAGGGAGATTGGATTCAGGACGATAATATTTTTAATTATAGTAATACTCTTACTGGATTTGCAAACAATGCTCTTTTAAATGAAAATAGCGTAGGTGAATCTCTTAAGTTTTTCAACACCAGTGATAGCGAGATTGCTACTGGAAAAATTCAGAGAATTCAGAAAATCGACAACACTAATGTGACTCATCCAGATACTGAATTTCTTTTCCTCGAAATTGATACTTCAGAAGATAGTAGATTTGATGCTGGTACTAATACATTTCAAGTTTATGATGCGCACAATCAAAGGTTTTCACAAACGGTTGCTGAATTAAAAAATGGCGCGACATACACTAAAGAAACCGGATTTGTATTTACAGATGGTTCTGGTGGAGGGGCCTACGATAGAAATCATATTGACCTTGGTCAAATATACAATACAAATCCAGAAATTTTAACAGAAGCCGCTAACCCAAATGCTCACACCATGATAGCGCACATTAAGTTGGATGCTGACGGCAATGGCCCAGCGCATTTATTTGGCGCAGTAGGTGATTACCCTGGTCTTCAGATAGGAATACGGGGAAAGAAATTAACGTATGAAGCTTGGAGATGGGGGCACCGCGGTGGTTACAATCCTGTAGACTTAAAAGGCACGACAACTGTTTCAACTAACGGTGATTACACCACTGTTGCTGTAAGAGGTAATAGAGATGACGACGCTATTGCTGATGGAGGCAATATCGCAGGTACCGCGGCCGGCGATGGCTACATCGAAGTTTCAGTAAATGGAGAGAGTTGGGAAAGAGTTTGGGACGATAGTGACTATGGTACACCTACATCTTTCGACATTAAAGACGCATTGGTCTTCTATGGTGCTAGTGATAATGGTGTGCTTACGACGAAAGTCGATATCAATGGATTTACGAAAGCTGGCACATCTTCAAATGGAAGTGACTATTACGAAACTGCTTTTACGAATGCAGTAATAACTGGCGACGAGGGAAACACTTGGACTGATGGCGTGAAGACGGGCGGTGGTAGTGTTAATTTTGACAAATACACAATTGAATATCTAACTGCTGCTGAGATTCGTAGCTTTTACTCGTCCCAAGGAAGCAGCACACTTCTCCCTGTCTGGGACGAGATGTTAGAAGGATTTGATTCAGCTTATGAGAGTTCACCGCCTGCCTATGGTATGTGGATTTTAATAGGAAATAGGTCTGGGTATGATGGTAGACTTGCGCCTTTACAGGTTTGGGTAGATGCAACTCCTAATGCGGTGTTCGAGGTAATCGAAAATAAATCTACTGGAATAACGCATAAGCTCACTGGACAATCTAGCCCCAGTGATTATGCTAATTCAAATCCTACTTTACCAAATGATATTTACAATGGAACCGCCCAGGTCGTAAGAGGTAATAGCAGCATCTCTTTTAATAATTCTGGTTCTTCTAGAACTAGTTTTTACCAAACACTTATTGACCATGAAAGTAGGGCGAAGGTGTTACCTGGATATGGGTCAACCAACAGCACTGACTTAAAACGCCACACGTACTCTCCCTTTCAATTAATATTCTTTCAATCTTACGCTACTGCACGCACGGTAAACACGCCTTTGCAAACACCACAAATATCATCTGCGAATTGGGTGACTCACGGCAAGCAGATTACTACAATCACTACTAAAGAAATGCTTGGTGTTAATAATCTAAATACTAGTGTCAGAAATTCTAGTCTGCGGCTTGGCGTAAGAAGGTGGAATCATTATTTTAAAGGCAATATAAAGTATTTTGCTTATTACCAAAAAGAAGTCACTGCTACTAAAATTGCTGAAATACATAATTATCTAGTTAAAAAATTAAACCCTTATCAATGGGCGATGAGAGTTAATGTAGATGAAGATAAACCGGTATCTTCTTTACAGTACTTACGTAATAGTACTCAGACATATACGTTTACTAATATAGGTGGTGCTTTAAAGGATTCTTTTTGGACATACGATAGTTCTTCTAATAATGTTCTAACAAATCTTTTTGTTGCTTATCAGCAAGAAAATGCAACAGGTCAAGTTAACTTCGGCGATGGAAGCCCTGCTACACAGATTAATAGCAGAAGCCCTGTTGGACACACCTTTAACGAAGCATCATTCTTGTCAGGAAATTACGCTGATAGAAAGGGATTTGTATCAGATGTGAATAAGCTTCAAGATAGTGACTTTTGGCAAGACTACTCCTATCAAATACGTGGAGGAATTCAACTCGTTGAATGGGAAAACGAATATTTAAGATTAGTTCACCCAGCTGGAATGAAAATGTTTAGCAGCTTGCTCATGCAAGTAAGTAGATCTGGTTTATGGCGTGGTGATACTACCTATAAGGAAAAAAATCCTCAAGAAGATCTTCAACTCGAAAGGTGGCTCACAAAACTAATTCCGCCCTGGAAAACACTTACTGATGATGAGCGAAGACTTGGTATTAACACTGATAGTGCTAATTCGATGCATATGCCTTTCTATCAACCCGGCTGGTTAGATGGAGATTTCAGAGCACTGAGCTTATTGCTACAAGCTCTTGTTAACGGAAATAACCCAAGGGCTGGTAGTGGTATATATGAGAGAAGTGCTTTCTTGATAATGCGCTTTATCGCTGGTGTAGGTGCAAATGCACGAAATGAAATTGTGTTCAATGAATATAAGAGATGGACTAA